GCTCCCATTCCAATAGTCGGAATACCCACAGAATCCAAATATGCCTGTGTTCTAAGTCCCTCGTAATTCTTTAAAAGTTTTGCAAGAGTGGATTCAAAGTCACTGCCCATGGTGATTGGACCACCAGAACCACCAGAACCCATTGATCCACTTCCACTAGCTTGTCCTCCTCCACCAGTAACCATATCTTTTATTCCACCAAAGATATTTCCAAAACCTCCAGCTGCGGATGCTAACGTATTATTCATTGTTACGCCATAATATGTTTCATTATTTTTTAATGCGATTTTACTAACAGATAATCCAGGAAGTTTTACAGGTTCTTTTACATTTCCACCAGAAGACACTGCTGTTTGGGAACTTTTATCAGAAAAAATATTTTTTGCCGCACCAATAATACCACCAAGAAACTTGGATTCTACTTCTGGTTCTTCTTCTTTAATTTGTTCTTTTCCCAATACATTTTTAAAATTCTCATATAATTCTTTTCCAAGATATTCGCCAATAGCACCACCAACTATACCACCAGCAGCTGCACCAAAAAATGGAATAGGAATAGCGATTTGACCTAAAACGCCGCCAATACCAGCACCAATAGTAGCTCCAATTTGCCCAACAATTGCCCTGTCAATTGATTCACCTAAAGCGAGATCAATACCAATTCCAATGAGAGCACCAACAATAGGAATTCTTTTAAAAATTCCACTAAATCTTTTTGCATTTTTTAATATTGCTGCTGCGCCACCCTTAGCAGCTGCTTCTGCCGCTTCCTTAGCAGCTTTTTCTGCCGCTTCTTTTGCTACTTTTTCTGTTGCTTCTTTAACTGCTATCTCGGTTGCTTCTTTAATTGCTAGCTCGGTTGCTTCTTTTGTCGCTAGCGCGGTTGTCTCTTTTGCTACTTTTTCAGCAGCTTCTTTTGCTACTTTTTCAGCAGCTTCTTTTGCTACTTTCTCTGTTGCCTCTTTAGCAGCAGTTTTAGCAGCTTGTTTAGCAGATCTTTTTCCTGCAGTTTTTACTGCATCAATAGCACCTTTAGCACCCTTTCCACCTTTAAGGGCACCAGCTGCAGCTCTTGCTGCCCTCTGAAGGAATTTACGGATTTGATTAACCCGCTTAATCATTTGTCCACCAAGTTCTAAAGCACGTTTAGCAAGAGTTTCAGTTAGTTCTTTAACAGCAGTTATTGCGGCTTTAATAATAGGAGCAAGAAAATCATATAGAAAATTTGCAACCCTTTTCAAAGTGTTGAAAATACCTTTTCCAATTCTGTATATAAATTTACCAATACCAGCTACAACTTTAAAGAAAAACTTTACAGTTTTGAAAAGATTTTTTAATACTTGTTTACCAAAAGTAGTAAAGTATGTAATTGTATACTTCAATAATTTCCAAAAATTGGTAAGATTTTTAGTAATTTCATTAAATGCCTTTAAAATTATTTTATGGTGTTTAAGAGCAAATGCAAGTAAAGATCCAAGAAAAGTCATTAATAAAAATCTTTTTATTGCTTCAAATGGACCAGCCTTGGGTAACTTCATACCTCCACCGGATTTTCCACCACTTGCCTTTTTAGTTTCTAATTCATCTTCTCTTGCTGCCTTTCTATCTTTCTCTGCTTGTCTTCTAGCAGCGTCATCTGCCGCTTTTTGTTTTGCAAGATTAGAAGCAAGAAGATCTTTTATTTGTATTGTAGTAACTTTTATTTCAATTACTTCATTTAATAATGAACTACCACCAGAAGCTTCATTGTTTGCTCCTTGTTTTACAGTACTAGTAGTCTCTGTCTTCACAAGAGCACTACCAATAGATACTCTTTTTACAAGGGCACCACGTTTTTGACCGCCAAGAAGTTTATCTTTTCCTATCTTTTTAAGTCTTTCCTGTCCTTTACTTTTTAATGTATCTTTTAGTTTATCTTTCATCACATTCTTTGCAGCACCTTTCATCATGCTTCCACCTGCTAATTTTAATGCTCCTAGTGCTAATGGTGCTGGCATAATACTATCCTACAATTCCTAAAAGAGATTTGATTGCCGACCTATGTCCCATTTCTGCGGGATTTGTTGATGAGAATGTTACTGGAGGAGTTCCACCGCCAGTATGAGTACCACCATTCATTTTATTTTGTTTTTTCCCACCACCTATTCCTGGAAGAGGAAGAACTTGTGGAGTTTTCTTAGCAGGAGCTTCGGGAATATTTTTATTCGGGGATTTAGCAATTTTAGCAGACTGTTTTTTACTAAAACCAGAACCAAAAGTACCACCTGCTCTTAAATCCTCATGAATCACATCTTTATATGAAAATGGTTTAGCTGGTTTAGATGATGTTGATTGTGGTTGAGTAGAACCACTATTAGCATCCGATCCTGTTGATGGTGTATATCCAGCAGGTGATGGTTGTTCCGATCCAGCAGGACCAGGTTGTATCTGAGAGTCGGTTCCATCACCTTTTTTACCATCGGGAGTAAGAACAATTATCTTTTTTGTATTACCTCCATAAACAAACTGAGGCATCAATTGACCGTTCCAATGCCCCTTACCTCCTCTTTGAGCAATCGCCATATCATATCCACTTGAATTAGGTGCTGTTCCATTCCAATCGTTATATCTAGATTGAAAAACTAAAGCACCAGAAGGAATTTTACCATCCTTAACTAATGATCCATATTGACCTTTTGTATAAACTCCTGCTCTAACATTTCCATATGGACTATTCAAATTGATTGGAGATCCACCCATACTCTTCCAGTTAAATGGAGATTGCATCAACTGAGAGATAGCACCTCTTGGATTATTACCCACATCATTTCCAGTAGCAGCAGGTTCTGGAACACCACTCCTCAGCATAGTATCTAAAGAACCTGTAACACAACGACCTAAGGGTGCAGATGCTTTTTTGATATTTCCATCACTCATCTTTTCTAGGAGTGGATGCTTCTTTTTATCAACTACACCACCATCACTCATGGATGAGAGAGACACATCACCAAGTTTTGCTTTTTTCGCTTTATTAGACCCACCTAAAGATTCGTTTACTTTTAATAAATTTTCAACACCAATAGCTTTTGCCCCTTTTTCTGTAACAACAACTTCTCCAGGTTGAAGAGCAGTTAATTGGGTATCGGGCCCAAGACCTGTTATTTTTACACCAGTATCTTTCTTTACTTTTCCACCTTTATTTGCAAGATCAGAACTTACGTCAACAACTCTACCTTTTTCTTCAATTTCAATTAATTGTCTTTGTAAGTTTTTATCTTTCTTAACTTCTTGACGTTGTGCAGATGTCCCAACTTTACCGCCACTTTGCATCGCCATTAATTCATTGACGATTCCACCACCTCGCATTGCATCAACTTCTACATTTGAACCAGTGTCTGGTGGGCTTTCTTTCTGAGGTTCTGGACCAGAAGGAGTATTATTAACAGATGCTGGATTTTGTTGTGTCTGTGGAGGTATTTGAGCAGGTGGAGCATCAGCACCGTCTTTACCATCAGATCCGTCTTTACTATCAGCTCCATCAGAAGTTTTTGTTTCTATTTGGATATTAGGTTCTTTAGGTTGTTCAACTTCTTTATTTTCTTTATCACCAACTATATCTGGAGATTCAAGTTCTGGTATATTAGGAATCTGAGGAAGTTCTATCTTGTCTAACTTTGGAGCACCAGGAATCAATCCTAGGATATCATTCATCCTATCAATAAAGAAATTCAATCCATTTTGTATTTGAGTAATAATAAATCTAAATGGTTCTATCAATTTATCGTCAATAAAATTAATAATCTTATTCAAAAATCCAACAATACTATCAAAAACATCTTGAATTGGTTGAAGTAGTTTTTTTGGATTTTTAAAAATCTCCAATAACCCAGCAAGGAGAGATCCCAGTAAAGTAAATAATAAAAACTTTTTAATCGCGTCAAAAATACTAGTAAATGGTTTTGTTATTGCACCTACAATCTTACCTCCTCCTCCACTAGAGGATTCCAATACGCCTTCTCTAGATTTTTTTCTTCCCTTCTCTGCAGATATTCTACTCTTCTCTCCCTGCTTCGCAAATAACTCACCCTGTTTTTTAAGAATATCTGCAATCTGTTTTGTAGTTTTTTTAATTACAATGACTTCTTTTAGTAAAGGATCTCCCTTTGATCTAGATTTTTTATTCTTTTTACCACCTTCTTCATCATCTTCTCCCCCAGGTAAAGCCTTTTGTCCAGTTCCAGGAAGTAATCCTTTAGTAGGTCTTACTTTTATACCAGATGGACCAGTCTTAGATGTTTTACCTTTAATGTCCTCTGCTTTTATTTTTTTATTCTTTACCTTGAATCTTTGCTTGCTATCCTTTCTTTTTACTCTTTTAAATTCTTCAGTAACTGCTTCAGCAGAACTACTATCAACTTTACCACCCATTCTTTGAGCAGCCATCTTTTCCTTTAAGATGGTTTTATATTCACCATATGTTAAGTCACCAGTAAAATCTATTCCTAAAATTTCTAAAACTTTAGGATCAATGACTTCCTCTACAAGTTTTTCATCCTCAGTATTGACGGTACTAGAATTTGAAGAAAGAGTAGATTCTTTCTTTCCTTCATCTCGTATAGATTTTAGTAACTCGTCTAAGTTCATTCTATCCCGTAGTTTGCTTTAGTTTTTCGTCTTCAAGATGCTGTTGCAATAGAGTGACGTAAACATCCCTCTCCCACGGAATCATGTTTTCAATCTCTGTTAATGAGTATTTATGATACTGCATTAACGCAAAATTTAGTTTGAAATAACTCATAAGATCCATATGAACCATTCCTAAGCGAAAAAAGACGCCAGTCCTTCCAACGTCACTTTAGATTTTGCTTTAGTATTTGGATTCTTCAATTCAACAACATGAGAAAGTTTAGGCATAGTATTAAAGAAATTCTCAATCTGTTTAAATTGAGCAGAATTCATACCTTCAAGAAAATCTTTCAATTCTGTATTAGTAACATCTGTAGAAGCCCAAACTTCTTCATCATTATAAATTTTTTCTACACATTCAGAAATAAGTTCAAAAGACTTATCCATATCAACAGTTTCATTAGGATCAAAGTTAGTCTTAATGAATTCATTAAGTGACGGATATTTCATGTCTAAAAATAGTCCGTCGCCCAAGTCAATAGTTTTTGTATGTTTTTTATTTTTTTGAATTTTGATATCATCAACACTAATAGTTGTTTTTACTTCAGTTACACCATCATCAGGACAAATTAAATTAACCTCAATATCTTCTCCAACAGATTTTGCCCTAATATTAAGGAACAAAAATTCAATATCAAATGTTGGTAGTTTATCTACCTTAACACCTTTTGATTGAATACAATTATTTAAAACTTGCTGTACAGAATTGCTAATTTCTTTAGTATTTTCAGTCTCTAAAGCTAATACCAAAAGTTTTTCTTCTTTTACAAGAAAAGGTCTATATTTTATCTTTTGTTCAGTTGATGGTAGTACCAAGTCATAGATTGGTGTACTAATCTTAGGTAAAGGCATAATGTCCTATAACAATTTCATAATTATATTTATACCCTATATTCAATCTTCTTTAATATACCTCGTGTAACTGAAAGAAGCAGTAATCTTTAAAATTTCAGAAGCATTATAAGAAATAGGAATAGATGCAATGCTTTGGGGAAAGGCATCTTTAAACCTATAGGACATTTTTGGTTGGTTTGTTTTATCATCTTTTTCAAATTTAGTTAAAAATATATCACCTTTATACTCACTAGGATAGTTCATTCTATAATATGCACCATCAGTCAATCTTGAATTGCGATCAAATTCTCCAAATTGATCCTCTCCTAGGCAATATGAATGCCATGATTCCAAAAATTCTGGTATCACATACTTTGCATCAACATAAAAAGTCAAGTCAAGACTTTCGTCAAATATTCTTCTATAAACCATTTTCTCAGTAACACCAGCAAAATCACCAGTTGATTCATGCGTAGCACTCCCAGATCCTGGTATAGTGGCTTCCGAGCATAGTAAGATACACTTTCTTTGTTCATTAGAATCCATTCCAGAAGGTCTATAAAAGGGTTTAGTACTTACAGCTGAAGTGCAATCTACCATATAAACCGAAGTTTGTGCTAGATGTAAAAAATCATCTTTTATAGAAGCAATATCAAAATGTTCTGGTGTTGGCGACGGCATTTATAAATATGTTTAACCTTATATATTATGTATAACAGATGGGTCAACCAATAAAAAGTAAATATCATCCACAATATCCAGAAAAGTATGTTGGTGACTCAAAAAATATAATCTGTAGAAGTAGTTGGGAAAGAAAATTTTGTAGATGGTGTGATTTAAATGAAAATATTTTAAAATGGGGTTCTGAAGAATTTTGCATACCATACATGTCCCCAGTCGATAGGAGAATTCATAGATATTTTCCTGATTTTATCATACAAGTAAAAGAAAGAACAGGTAACATTAAAAAATACGTGATAGAGGTCAAACCGTTCAAACAAACACAACCACCCCAGAAAGGAAAAAAATCAAAAAAAACTTTAATAACTGAAACAAAAACGTATGCAGTAAATCAAGCTAAATGGAAAGCTGCTGAAGAATGGTGTAAAGATAGACTATTAGAATTCAAAGTTGTTACAGAACATGAACTAGGAATAAAGTACTCTAAATAACTTTATATTAAATGCTTTTTTACTGTTTATAAATGGCGAGAAATCAAACTCAACAAACTAAAGCAAATACACAATTAGCAAAAGCTGGTTGGAAAGACAGTGGGGATGGTGCATATACTCTTGGACCAAAACCTTTTAATAGCGAATTATCCGAGCAAGTTTTATATAAAGTAAATAAACTCACAGGAAATATAGAAGTATTTAAATTTGTACTAGCAACTTCTGAAACAAAAC